CTGTTTTTACATCTCTTCAATTTTCTAGAGGATGTTTTGAACCTTGCTTGCAATCGCATAGCATTTGCAATTTTTTCACAATATGCATCGTCATCTACACTATGAATAGATACTGTAGTTCCATCATGAGAGGATACCACCATAAATTCTGCTGCTGAATTACTAGTTTTACCAAATTTTTCATAGCCAGACATTGCTTCTCTTGCAAATGCAATTTTAAATGCAGAACTAGTTTCAAATAACGTACCCAATTCCCTCATACAATCTTTGTGTGCAATCTCTGCTGCATTTACCACAGGATTTTCACCAGACTTTATTATTGGCCTTAGTTGACTTGGCGCAAGTGTATTTTTGACAAAAGATTCAAAAATTTCATTTACTTTTTTAAATTGGGGATCGTCTATTAGTTCTGGTGTAGTTTTGAGAGCTGCATAAAAAGTTGCCATAGATTCTGATCTACCACCAGACATTAATTGTGCAAGACCTATTTTTAATGAAAGTCTTTTATTGCCAATTAAAATATCTGTTTTTGGAGTGGTATCTGATGTGCCAAAACTTTTCCAAAAGGATGTTAATTTTGATTTTGCTCTACCGTATTGTTCTGCTTTAGCACCAGCATTACGAAAATGTTTTGCAATTTTTTTTGCAATACGTTCCCCTGCCTCCAAAGCTAGAGGTTCGTTTTCTAAAGCTTTTAATACTTTTGAAGAAATACCAGATGAAGCTGGATTTAATTTCATTTCATGAATCTTGTGCCAACCGATAACGATAGCAGCTTCGTAATCTTCTGCTTTCAAACCTTCAACCAATAAGTTTTGAACCTTATCAACATGAGGAACATAGGACTCATTACGTGGCCGTAACTGCTTTACGTATGGTTGTAAACCCATTCAATTTCTCCATTTATACAAATATTTATACTATTTATATAACATAAGAGTTAATGAATGTCAAGTTAAATTTTAAATCCCCCAAAATCAGTTTTATCGAATACTGGTTCAGAAAATTCATCTTGTCCACTGTCTACAATATTTTCTTGTTCTTTATTATCAATATCAAACAATCTCATTTTTGCACGATCTATACCGATTACAAAGCGTTTATTCATTGTTGGATCGTTATATCTATTTTTGAGTTGTTTGACTGCAATTTGGTTAAGGTCGTCAAGTTCTTCATTAGAAATAAGCGCAAACATGAGGTCAGCCGTAGCTGGCAAACCAAAACTTTCAGATGTATCTTCGAGCCCAATGTCTGTAGAGACAAATCCTGATCGAGTGGTTTGTGTTGCCGACATAATTGGAACATTTGTTTCAACTGCCAATCCCCTAAGTTCTTCTGCAATTGATTTAATATACATATAAGAGTTGACATTGGTTGCTCCTTTAAATCTGCTAGATGCACAAATATTCAAATAGTCAATAAAAATAATATCAGGTTTAAATGACTTCTTAATTGCAAGTTCTTTGATTAAACCTCTAAAGTGTGCCGAGTGAGCAGAAGCAGTAGGATATTCTTTTACAATAAGTGTTCCTGATGTTGACTTAATAATCTTTGCAATCTTATTGTCAAACATCTGCTTTGGTAAATCATGCAAATCTTCCATTGAGATGTTCATTAGATTTGCATCTATTCTTTCTGCAATACGTTCCTCTGCCATCTCCAAGGTTATATATAAAACATTCTTACCCTGAGACAAACAGTTTGCTGCAACATGACACATAAACAAACTCTTACCAACACCAGTACCAGCAAGTGCGATATTAAGTGTTTTTGGTGGAAGTCCACCCTTTGTAATTTTATTAAAAAACTCTAAATCAAAAGGTATCTTTTCCTCTACGGTGTGATAGTAATCGAACCTAGATTCTGAATCAAGCAAATAGTCATGGCCCACAGCGTTATCAAAACCCACAGCCAAGGCATCCGTGAGAATGCTCGGAATTGAATCTGGGCCTCTGTCTTTATCTTTTCCATCAATGATGGAGATTCCTTCAACAATCGCATTATATACTGCTCGATCCTTACAGAACTTTTCAGTTGTATCTACTAACCAATCAAAGTCTACATCAGTAGAGCTTAGTGTCTGTATCACCGCAACTACTTTTTTGTATTCTTCTTCATTTAAATCTTTACGACTTTGTACTTCTATTTCAAGAGAAGTTTGTGTAGGTATTTTATTATACTTATCTACAAACTTTGTAATTTCTTCAAATACTGTTCTTTCTGTTTTATCTGAAAAATAATCTCCCTTCATAAAAGGCAGAACTTTACGAGCGTATTGCTCATTCGTGACAAGTTGTGTTAGTGCTGTTCGTTCAATCGTCTGAGACATATTCTAAATTATTCTCCTTTAGTTGCTCGTCTATAATATCGACAAGAATATCACCAATCAATGTAAAAAATTCATCATTAAATTGTTTCTTTGGAATATCCACATTATCTATTATAGTATATTGAAAACGAAAAGGCAAGTTACCATCGTCATTTTCTTTTTCTGCAACAGAAACTTTTCCATAATTATAAATTACGCCGTCAAACTCACCACCCTTAATACAGATAGATGCCCATTCGTCACCTTTTTTAGATACAAACATATATTTATCTTTTATATTAGACATAGTGTAAATAAGTTCCTATAATGTATTTTGGTTTATCTACAGGTTTTGCACCAGAATGTATCCACGGCCATAACGGTGGAAAAAGCACCAAAGAATTTTTAACACACGATACTTCTGTATCCTGTAAAGGAAAACGTGTCTCTCCTCTTACATTATCATCAAGATATAAAAACGCAACAAGAAATCTTCTCGCAGTTTCATAATCTAAAACATCTACATGACTTGGAAACTCATCTGCCGTATTTGGTAAATATCTTTTCATTTTTGGTGGTTCAATAGAAAACTTTTGAGGCCACTGATATGGTTTAATATTTATATCATTTTTATATTTCTCTACTTGTGCCATAATTTTATCTATTAAAAATTTAGCATCGTCTTTCCATAATGTGTCTGGCGAATGTAACAAATTTATTTGTGTAAGCGTAGCCCCTCTACTGTTATTTTGAACTTCATGATTTTCTACATCCTGTTCAAACTTCTCAATAAGTTCTGCACATTTGTTATCATCTATAACACCATGATATGTTCTGATAAGATTATTCATTATTTTTTTCTTACGGTAAAATCAATACCTAATCTTTTTTCATTTGTAAAAATCTCAGAAGCAGAATGTGGTACTCTAGGATCAAAAACTACAAAATCTGTTGGCTTCATAATGATTTCATCATCACCATGAATAAAAAATCCACCATCTTTTTTATTCCAGTTTGTATTTAACACTCCAAATATTTTTATGTAATTAAAATCTTTTTCATGGTCAGTATGTCTATTATCTTTTCTATACTTATCTTTTATACTAATACCACAATAGGAAACTTCTGGATAAAATTTACTACTTGATTTCTCGTAGATTTGTATTAGCAATCCCATTGCCATACCAGCAAGAAGTTCATGAACTGGTTCATTTTCTATAACAGTAAGTTTTAAATGTTTGTTTTCTAGTGGATGTCCTATAGGATGTTTAAGATTCCAATGACTACTTTCTTTTGCCGCATAGGCTATCATATCGAGATATGACTTAGAGCAACAATTTTCTATTACTTCATGCATAATAAAATCTCCTTTATTTAATTGCAATAGCTCCTAAGAAATTATGATTACGCCAAAATTGTTCAACTGTTTTAAATCCAGCATCCTCTACCATATAATGTATTTCATTCCATGTATTAGGTTTTAACATATGTCTTAATGTTTGTTCTTTATTCATAATATCATCAGTTGTAAATTTTTCTCTTTTAAAATCATAATAATTAAAAGTTAACATATCTTGTATACGACTATTTTCACAATCAATTTTTTCAGCAAATATAAAACCACCACCTTCATTTAATCCATCATAAATGTTTTGAATAACACTGAAACGATCTTTCTTTGGCATAAACTGTAATGTAAACAAAGAAGTTATAAGAGAACAATTCTCAAATTCATAATTACGAATATCATCAAAAATAAATTCAACAGAAGTATCAGGATACTTATCATTAAGTTCAGATTTTCTATTTTTAAGATCATCAAAAAATCCTTCGGCAACTTCTACACCAATATAATTTGAAGCTGAAGAAATTTCATTATTATATTCCATAATCCTAGTTGTAAGTTTACCTGTAGAACAACCAATATCAACCACATTAGTATTGTTCTCAACAAAATAACGAGAGA